AAATGGGACTCTAGCACTACGAATGAGTGCTAAAGTCCACCGAGATGAAATGAAGTTGAGAACTTTATAAGTACATTATCCACAAGATATATGCAAGAAAAAAATGCTTGACACAATTTCTTGGGTTTTGGGGTTAAATAAATGTTCCTATTGACACGATTTGTCCTTGTTTTGTTCATAATGATGTGGTATAATACGTGTAAATGAGGATGGTGCAACATTCTCAGAGTATGGCTGAACAACAGTCTCCAGGTTGTAAGGCACGGCTCTCGCAAGGTATGGTTGAATAACTGAGGGTGTGAGGGTTGGTACTGAAGTACTTGTTAGCATAGGAAATGTTGACTGGACGGGAAAAGGTTGGGGGTAGTCAAAGAACCCCCCTACTCACTTAAAAGAATTATGATTAGTTTAAAAGCATATACAGATTGGATCAACAAAGCACCTAAAAATGCGCGTTTAACATATTACCGTGGGTATTTATGTGATCCTAAACTACAACCTATATCACCTAGTGATAACACAAGGGTATTTAAGTTACGTAAAGTAGTACAGAAAAGTGAAGAAGGAGGTCTTGTGAATTTAGTACAAAAGAAACACGGCGATTTTGATTATGAATACATGGCGGTGCGCAAATGATTTGGAGTTTATTTTGGTTTTTTCTTATACCAATTAAGATATATATAGCGTTTCATATACTTTTAATGATTTATAGAATATTTTTTGGTGTATGAGCCCAGTGTGTAAAATGGTAGATGTTCATGATGAGCTAAAACGTGCACGTGACGCATTTTATAGTGCTATGTTTGAGGATAATGAGGAAGAGATGCGTGCTGCAGATAATGCTGTTGGATATTATGAGTCCATGGATGGCATATCTTGCCCCGAATATCCAGGATTTTAGATGGATATAAACAAAGTTCCTATGGTGCGTGTGACGTGGCTCGATGCCCGTGATACAGAGACAGGTTGGATTGATATTAAAGATATTATAGCAGCACCTCTAGCTAAATGCCAGGAAGTTGGTTGGATGACTGTGAATAATGAGGAGAAGGTAGTGATCATGCGTTCGTGGTGCTTGGACCGGGACGATAACCATGGGGGTGGTGCTATTGCTATTCCAAAGGGATGGGTAAAAAAGATAGAATATTTACAGGTGACACATGCAGACGTACGAGATTAATTTATGGGAAAACAAAAAGATTGTTGAAAAGGTAGTTAAACAATTTGAAAATGATGAAGAAGTATTAAAATATATAGCTGATAATTTTGATAGAGCAGAAGATTTACCAAGGTTAGATGCTGAGGCAGGTTATTTAAGACCCAAAAAGAGTAATACTATTATTACCTGGGCTAAAATTAGCACATATGTGCGTAAAAATGCTCCTAAAAGAATAGAACTGACGGAAGAAGAGAAAGAGATAAAGGGTACTTTGGAGAAATCTATTACAAAAGAGGTAATAAATGAGTGGGGATACAATGAAATGATAAGACAAGTTAAAAAAGAATATTGGAGTCACCCAGATGCAAAAGGGCTAGAAGAAAAAAGGTAATGGAGATATGGGAATTTTGGTTATTATTAATGGTGACTATAAATACAATGCAAAATCTTATTGTATTTTTTGTGGGTCGTAAATTTAAAAAGGAAAAGAAATGACATCAATGACAAAATTAGATGGTATTGGCAACGGTATTACGAGGAAACAAGGATTAACACCCAAGCAAGCTAAGTTTCTTAAGGTATTACGGGACTTTATTGAACAAAATGGTTACTCACCATCTTATGAGGAGATGAAGCAGATGAATAACATGAAATCAAAGAGTAATGTGCATGAGTACATAAAAAACCTAGAAAAGCGCGGTTATTTAACATATGAGAAGTATTGTAATCGAACTATTACACTAATTTAATATGGTATTGTATATGGAGCTGGATGCTAAAAAGTTTTTTTATTTTTCTTGTACCGGGATATTGCCAATACTCCAATACCTTTTAGGGTTTTTGGTGTGTGATAAGGGATATTTGGTATTGGCTAGGTATTGGGAGTCCAAGGGTTAAGCATGAAAAAAGAAGAAAAAGTAACTGAAATTAGTAAAAAAGACAGTATAATCAATAAGATAGATAAGGTTGGTAAAAAGGTGGTTGCCAATACCATCCGTAATACCAAAGACATGGCATTGAAATACCCAAGAGGTGAAGATGGGTTAACAGATAGACAAAGAATATTTGTTGAATTGTACACAGCTAATGAGGGAAGACTTACACCTACTGAATGTGCAAGACAATCTGGGTATAAAACAGATCGTGCTGCTGTAACAGCTTCAGAATTATTGAATGTAAAAAAATACCCTAAGGTTGTACAAGCTATAGTTAAGAGAAGGGAAGAGATTGCACTTACGCATAAAGTTGAGATGGACAAGCATGTCCAAGAACTAGCACGCTTACGAGAGACTGCATTAGATGCTAAGTCTTACAGTGCTGCTGTTAATGCTGAACGGTTAAGAGGTCAAGCTGCAGGTTTGTATATTGATCGAAAGGAAATTAGAACTGGTAGTATTGATAGTATGTCTCGTGAGGATGTTTTGAAACAATTAAAGGAATTAGGATTGGATGGAAAATTCAGAAAAGAAAATAATAAAACTATCATTTCGGTCGAAGAAGAATCCGATAGCGAAGGACTTAAGGACATCACCCCAGTACAAACAGAAGGTAGTGAAGGACAAGAAAAAGTATGACCGCAAAGCCGGAAACAAATTTTTGGAAGAGTGTAAAGAAATTATTAGAAGATGGTAATTACTTAGTATCACGCATTGAGTCTTACGTTACACCAGGATTCCCAGATTGCGTAGTATACCATGAGGATTGTGGATTTTTTACGTTGGAATTAAAAGTAATGAGGCGTAATAAAAAAGGGGACGCAAAAGTACTCATATCCCCTCTACAACATGCCTTCCATGTCTCTTATTCTATGAAGCGTGCTCCTGTATTTATACTAATTACGGACCCCGGGAGGGGGGTCGTAAAGCTTTTTGAGGGGTCTCAAACTCCCAAACTCCGTGATGCTACAAACTTGGACGAAGGACCAAGGGCCTTGTACGAGGGCCCGCTGGCCGGGATGCAGCTGAAGCAGTTTGCAAACTCCAAAAGTCCCAAACTCCGGGAATAAACCTCCCGTCATTTGACATAGGGGGAGCTGGCGTTTGCGCACCGGGCGCGCCGGGGAAATAACTGGCTGATGGTCGGCGGACTTCTGCCATTTCTTGTACCAGCATGGATCCTGAAACTGCAGCCCCAGCCAGGAAGCAGGATGGGTATTGACATGTGGATAACTTTCTGCTATAATAGGGGTAGAAATAGAAACAAAGGAGTTATTATGGTCGTAGACGAATCAATAAGCACAGCACTCAATAGGATTGCTGAGAATCAAGAAGAAATGAATGATATACTAAAACAAATTTTAGGTCATTATAATAGTGTTGTTCCTGTCATGAAGCGTAATGCTGATAGAGTAGAAGAAGTACAGACAGACAACCGAGGTGCATTAGACAAGATGTACGATACAGTATTTAATAACTGATTTTCTAAAGGTCCCAAACTCCCACTATCTCCACCTCTGTGGTGTATAGGTGGTGGGGGTTAGTTTTGCGCCCGGGCGCCCGCGGGAACTTCTGTGGCGAAGTCCTTTGAAGAATGGCTGAAATCAAGGAAAAATTTTTGAAGTGCAGAGCTTGACAAACGCTTCCACGCCAGTTATACCTGAAGATAGAATGAGAAAGAGAGGTAAATATGGACTGACTGGGTTTACTTATACCTGTAAAATTGGCTGTTTTCTGCCTTTTTATAGTATTACTACTACGCGCAACAGGGAGCTGGTGATTTGTTCACCTGCTGCGGCCGGGATCTCCGGAGCTGCACAAGCAGCTGCTGCTGGATCCTGAAACTCCCAAACTCCTGGTTCGACCATCTCCAAAAAGCAGGAGGATGGCTGCCAGGAGTTTACGCACCGGGCGCGCCGGGAGTTCTTTGGAGTGAACTGGAAATGTTATCCACAAGAAATGTGAATGGAGGGTTGAGATGAATTACATTTGATGATATAATGATGATAGTTAAAGCATGATGATATAACTTCTTAGTTTAAAGAGCTTTAACTATGAGGCAAGATAAACGGAGTTATTCGGCTCTTGCCTCAAAATCAAGGGTGATACAGCAATCCCACATGATACTGAAAGGTTGAAGTTCAAATACTGGAAAGGAGATGGTAATGGGGTTTAGTCCTTACTCGGTTGATCAGTAGTCCGTTCTAAACTCCCAAGCTCCCCAAACTCCCAACTTCCATTCATCCATTATATACTACTGCACTTCCTGGAGCTTAGTCCCGCGGGAACTTCTGCTGAGTCTGATGCATGTCCTTTCATGTCCCGGGGTGCGACAATTTGTCATCTTATTATTGTCTTATTAATGTGTATATTAGTAGTATTAATAAATAGAAAGAGAATATATGACAAAGAACGAATTTAAAGACATAGTTAAACGTGGTTTCTTTAGCTGTAAGTGGATTAAGAATGATGGCACAGTTGGTAAAATTAAACTAGGTGTGCTTGGTACACTTGGTTATAGATTTACTAAAGAGAAAGTAGTGACTGAACACCCTAATTATGTGTTGGTGTTTAGAATAAACAGTAGAGCTAAATCAGACTTTCAACGTTGGGCAAATGTAAACCCCGACACAGTATTTGAGATTAGTGGAAAAAGTTATCCACAATGAACGCTATATTATTCTTAATAGGTGTATCTATTATGTGGATTGTAATGTACAGCTTTATTATAACAATTAGTTAAAGGAGAATTAGAATGACTAATAAAAACGAAGAACAAACAATGGACTCATTAGTTCCTGTTGAATCAATCAAGGGTGTTGATATTACCCCTGTTATGCAAGAAGTAATAGAGTATGCCAAAGATGTGTCAAGTGTTGGCAATCTTGAATCAATCATATCATCTGTTCCTGCCAAGTCTAGCTTGGATTGGAAACTTATATCTGGTGTGCTTATGAATAGCACAGTTGAATGGGTTGTTGATAATAAGAACAATGATAATGTTAATTCAATGGATTTAATTAATCACCTACAAAAAGATGTAGGTTATTTGTTACAACGATTAGGTTTAGCTGGTTAGTCATCAGTTAATTCTCGAAGAAGGGCTACTAAATGTAGCCCTTTTTTTATGCCTGATACACAAGATGTAGTGGCTTTGCCTGTGGATAACCTGTGGATAACTCGCCCGGGTGTGACACTATGTCGCAGGCGGCGCCCGGGACTCCGACGCAACAGTCTATCGACCCCCCTACACCCCCTATATCAGAACCCGAATTGAGAACTGGGTTTGCACTGTT